CGTCTGGGTATCGCAGATGACTAAAGACGGGAATTATGCAAGAGAGTATAGATTCGTCAAAGCATTCCCTGTGTCAGTCAGTTCCATTGAGTTGGGATATGACCAAGGGGAAACGATTGAAGAGTTTACTGTTTCGTTTGCATACCAGTACTTTGACATACCTGCCCCTGCTGCGCAGTCTATATCAGCAGATGGTGAGAGTGGTAGCGGTGGCGCCACGCCAGACTTTACATAACAAAAGGAGTTAGATGTCTAATATTGACGAGTTCATTAATAATTTCCAGTTCGCTGGTGCTCGTCCTTCTTTATACCAAGTAACGATTGGTTCAGTTGATGGTATATTTGAGTCCGATGAGCAAATGCAGTATATGTGTAAAAATGCTCAGTTGCCAGCATCAACAGTCGGAGCCATAACAGCCAACTTTCTGGGCAGACAAATTAAGTTGCCTGGTGTAAGATCATACGAAGATTTGGCACTTACGTTTTATCTTGATGAAGATATGAATGTAAGACACCAGTTCGAGAATTGGATGCATCAGATGGCTAAGTTTAAGTCAGCATATGGGTCAAATGTACGTATCGGCGAAGAAGGTATAGCGACTGATTTAAAAGTCGAGCAAATGTCAAAAGACGAAAATGTATTAAGACAATATCGTTTCGTCAAAGCATTCCCTACAAGTGTATCACAGATCGACCTTGGATATGACCAAGGTGAAACTTTAGAGGAATTTACAGTAACCTTTGCGTATCAATATTTTGATATACCTGAGCCATCTGCTCAGTCTATCGACAGTACGCAAGAATAACATAGAATAAATTATGGCACTCAAACTTTTCGGTTTTACTATCGGGAGGGATGACAGTGATAAGGTTTTATCCTCTCAGTCTTTCACTGTGCCAGAACTCGAGGATGGGATATCTCCCATTGCCTCGGGTGCTGGTGCATACGGCACGTTCCTTGATTTAGAAGGAACTGTTAAGAATGAATTTGACCTGGTAAGTAGATACCGTCAAATGTCTCTCCAACCAGAATGCGAGACGGCAATAGACGATATCATCAATGAGATTATTGTTGATACTGGGAAATCAGATCTTATTTCTCTCAACCTCGAATCGCTAAATGTCGGCGAAAAAGTCAAGACACAACTGCGAGATGAGTTTCGCAAGATACTTCGGTTGATGGATTTTCGTAATCAAGGTTACGATATCTTTAAACGATGGTATGTTGATGGACGCATTCACTATCACTTAGTTATTGATCCTGAGGAACCTGATAAGGGTATCACAGAGATGAGACTTATTGATGCTCTCAAGATCAAAAAAGTTCGTGAGCATATGGTGTTGACTTCACAAGAGCAGGATAAGATGAGACGCATGGATATTGGTGTCCCAAAGACCCAAGATTATTTCATGTACAATCCCCAAGGTTTCTACCAGACTGGTGGAGCATCCAAAAACAATACAATACGTGTTGCTCAGGATGCCATTGGTTATGCAACCTCAGGTCTAATGGATGGTTCACGTAAGATGGTCATTGGCTATCTACATAAGGCCATCAAACCTCTCAATAACCTCAGAATGATTGAGGATGCACAAATAATTTATCGTGTATCTCGAGCACCTGAACGTAGGATTTTCTACGTTGATGTCGGTAACCTTCCAAAAATCAAAGCAGAACAATACATGCGTGATATTATGAATCGGTACAAGAACAAACTTGTATATGATTCATCCACGGGTGAGGTTCGTGATGATAGGAAGTTTCAATCAATACTTGAGGACTTTTGGCTCCCACGACGTGAGGGTGGTAGAGGAACTGAAATCACAACTTTGCCAGGAGGTGAGAATCTAGCAGAGATTGAGGATATTTTATTTTTCCAAAAGAAACTTTATAAGGCACTCAATGTACCTCTCTCAAGAATGAATACTGAGGAATCAGGTCAGGCATTTTTTGGTAGGGCATCTGAGATCACCCGTGATGAGCTAAAGTTTGCTAAGTTTCTTGATCGCATCAGAGCAAGGTTTAATAACCTATTTTATGATACTCTGAAAAAGCAATGCCTGTTGAAAGGTCTTTGCAATAAAGATGACTGGGATAAGATGCGTGATCATATTCAGTTTAATTACGAAACTGATTCCCACTTTGATGAATTAAAGTATGCTGAACTTATGGAACAACGTCTAAATCTAGTCGGCCAGGCCATTGATCACAAAGGCAGTCTGTTGTCTATTGCTGAGATACGCAAAAAGATGATGCGTCAGTCTGAGGATGATATTGAACGTATTGATAATGAGATCCAAGCAGAAAAAGATGCAGGTATGTACGATCAAGAGGATGACGGATTCTAATAAAGTTTGTGGCATAGATTACAGTATAACTTCTCCAGCATTTACGATTTACGATGGAACCAATTTCAACACTTATTTTATGGTTGGGAATAGTAGGGATTGTGATCATGCAAGGGAAACCTCCCCGCACCTAAATCCTAAATTATATCCTAAATATAATACTCAAGAGGAACGCCATTTCCGACTTGCTGAGTGGGTCCTCGATGAGTTAATGTGGCAACACCGACCTCCCTGTCTTATTGAAAATTATGCTTATGGGGCAAGAGGAAGGGTTTTCAATATAGGTGAGAACACTGGTACTTTAAAACAAATGCTCTGGAGACAGGGTATCCCGTTCGAGGTTGACACTCCCCAAAAAATAAAAAAGTATGCTACCGGAAAAGGTAACGCATCCAAGTTAGAAATGTTTGATGCTTTTGTTATGGAAACTAAACTTGATTTGAAAGGTGTAAAGCAATGGTCAGACATTGCTGACTCCTACTGGATTAGTCGTTACTATTACTCAATCAAAGCCACACACTAATATTATAGCTCGTTTTTATCCTTTGTCAAGTTATTTTTATGTATATTGACAACGTCACTGTAAATCCCAAATACAAGTTTAATATTGATTTTGACAAAGATTCAATCAAGGTTTTTGATCCTAAGATTGATCCTGAGTTGCTTTATGACCTCCAAGAGTGGACAGAGCAGGTTCATGCAACCTTTCCTGACAATGATACAGCATTTCACTATTTTGGTAAGTTGTGGACAAAAGACCTACAAGACACACTCCGTCATCTGATTGCTCCCTACCTTTGGGACAATGCTGAGATTATCCCCCATCATATCTGGTTTCATACATATGGTCCTAAAGACAAAATGGATGCACACCATCATATTGGTTCAGACAAGTCAGGTATTTTATATCTGAATGAAGTTGGATCAACGACCTTTATTGCTCATGTACCAAAGCACCGACCCGTGGTTGATATAAAATCAAAACCTGGTCGTATCGTCACCTTCCCCTCAAACATGCTACACTATGTCACACCTCACTTGGAGGAAGACAAGGTTCGGTATGTCATAGCATTCAATCAAGTTTCGTAAAATTATTTTCCAAAATTGGAACTTTTCGCTTGACATTTTCGAAAAAATGTGTTATACTTAGTTTAAGTAAAAAAAATGACAAACCCATTGAATGAGGTCAGATGATTATTAGTGTATACGGACAAAAAAGAGATTACATGCCAACCAACTGGAAAAACCACGTCAAACTGTTGGTCAACCACGTGTTGCAAGGTTATCTTCATACCAATAAGTTGCGTCACATGGAATTAACTATCTCATGTAAAAAAGATTTCGACCTTGGTGGTGAAGCAGAACCACAAGACTGGACTGATCGTTACCGTCCAAACCATTTTAAGATCACTGTCAATCCTGACATGTTCCTTAACATGAAAGAGTTGATGACAACCATTGCTCATGAGTGTGTACATGTTTATCAGTATGCAGCAAAGAAGTTGAGGAATGGTGCAAATGGTACAGTTTGGGAAGGTAAAGTCTGGGATTATGCTGATCCCAAACATGCGGGTATGGATCCATATTGGGAGACCCCATGGGAGGTAGAAGCATACGGAATGGAGCAGGCACTGCTTCACTCCTTTGTTGTCTCAATGGCATCATATATCAATACGTTGGGTTTGAATGCTAACGTTATTTCATTAACTGATATCGAGAATCTGAAATGAGTAATTTCGTACATGAACTAGTAACAGAGTATAGGGTAGCACTCGAAGACTACCTAACAACTGCCTTTGGTTCAAAAGAGAATGATGAGGCAACTGGAGTAGTATGGGGTTTGGAAGAGAGGTTATATGACCTTGGCTTTTCCCTTGATCAACTAACAGCGATCATCAATGATGTAAAAAACTTTTTGGGCGATAACTTACAAACTGAATATAAATGAGGACATATGGCTAATCACGTATACGCAACAACCAGAATTACCGGAAACAAAGAAAGCATCAACAAACTATATGAACTGCTTAATATTTTGGATGATAATGAGTCTTATCTTAACCTAATCAACTTTCTTAATGATGCACCAAATGACCACATTGACGTGATCAAAGAGTTGGATCGTGACGTCATGTGTGACAATATTGGTGCCAAATGGTTGACGGTCGAGGAAGTATCATATGTAGATGATCAGGAACTGATTTTAAATACCACAACTGCATGGGGACAACCCTATGAAATGTGGGCAAGGTTAACAGCAATCGACTTTGAGGTTGAAGCATCATATGCAGACGAAATGCCGAACTTTATGGGATATTACACAGAGGGTGAAGACTATGGCATTGATTATCAGGAAATGGTTGATGCTATTGAAAGGGCAGTTGAACTGATTGGTAGTGACCTTAAAGAAGGTGTTAAAACCAAAAGTCAGGTTGAAGATAACTATGGTGAGATGATTTATGAATATGCCCTTGAGGACTTAGTCGATGGATGTCGAACAGATGCACCTCAAATGTTTTTCAATGACCTTGAAGAACAATTAGATCGCATGGTAGATAGATACCTCGATGATGGTGAGTTGAATGCAGAGCAACACTGGGGATTTGTCATAACCAATGATTCAGTTAATTAAAAAATTTGTTTTTTTGGAATTTTTCGCTTGACATTTTCAAAAAAGTGTGCTATACTTAGTTTAAGTAAAAAAAATGACAAACCCATTGAAAGAGGTCCATATGAGTATACAAAACATCCTTAATGATATAGCAAATACCAGTTCACGTCTTGAGAAGGAAGCAATCCTTGAGAGTGAGAAACAAAACAACGAACTGTGGGCAGTGATTAAAGCAACCTACGACCCATTTACACAGTATTATGTTAGTGGTGTTGTTGATGTTGAAGAGAACACTTATGAGCCACTTGAGGCAATGTCCCTTTCGGAGTCTATTGCACACCTTGGGTTCTTATCACGTCGTGAGAAAACTGGTCATGATGCTCGTGATTATGTCGCACGTGTGTATGAAGCACTGAATGATGATGACAAGGAGACATTCAAAAAGATTCTTGCACGTGACCTTAGAATTGGATGCTCGACCAAGACATTCAACAAAATCTGGACAAACATGATTAAGGAATATCCTTGTATGCTTGCAACTGCTTACTCTGAGAAGGCAATGGAAAACATTACCTTCCCTGCGTACTCACAAACCAAAATGGATGGTATGAGATGCAATGTTATCGTCCATGCTGATGGTAAAGTTGAGGTACGTAGCAGACAGGGCAAACTCTTTGAGACCCATCGTGTGTTTGATGAGGAAGCACTTGAGATTAGAAATACATTGGACAAGCATAATGAAGGTTGGTATGTTGTGCTTGATGGTGAACTTATTGCACGTGATGAGTATGGTAATGCACTCCCACGCCAAATCTCAAATGGTATCTGCAACAAAGCAAATAGAGGTACAATCAATGGTAAAGAGGCATCAACCCTGTCACTGATTGTTTGGGATTATATCCCTGAGCCAGTATTTGAAGGACATGTTGAAGATCCAATGATGTATCAGGAAAGATTCGACAACTTATATGAGTTGTTTGGTTTTATTATTGCCAGTGAGCACTTCGCATTGGTTGAATCAACCATTGTCAACAATTATGATGAAGCACGTAAACACTACTCAGAGTCTATTGAGAGGGGTGAAGAAGGTACTATCGTCAAGGACAAATCTTTTGGTTGGAAAAATGAAAGGTCTAAACATACTGTTAAGTTCAAGGAGATCAAAGACCTAGATCTCAGAGTAACTGATTGGACTGAAGGCACAGGTAAAAACACAGGTCTGTTAGGTGCGTTAACTGCTGAGACATCGGATGGCAAAATCAAAGTTAACGTGGGTACAGGTTTTTCAGATCAGCAACGAAAATTATTTACTCGTGAGTTTGTTATGGGACGTATCATTGAGATTGAGTATAATCAACGCATCTCAGCAGCAAACTCCTCGACAGACAGTTTGTTCTTACCAAGGTTCATTGAACTTCGTGAGGACAAAGATGTTGCCAATTCATCTGAAGGAGTTGTATAATGTATATGAATGAACGCACTCGGATTAGGAAGATTTACAAAATCGTCGCAGATGGTTTAGAAGTTGAAGTGCATCACAATGCAAATGCTGCTATGCGAAAATGCCGTGAACTGCAAAACGAAGGTATGTATCACAAAGTTCGTATTGTAAATGACTACGTAGCAGCACGACCATAGTGATGTTGAGGCAGGTGATATCCAATCAACGTAATGGTTCCACTTTTGCTTGCAAATTGATCAGCAAAGAACCAGGATGGACTCTGCCTCCAAACCTTGAGTTCTTCTCAGACTCTTGGACCATTGACCCGATTGAATTTATACCTGGACGTAAAGACGCAAGACCAAACAGAATAAAAAAGATTGAGAAGTTAAACTGGTTAATTCGTGAAAAGCAGAAATACTTCCATCACCCTATCAAGGTTACACTAAGTGACCTTGAACATAGCTTAACTCAAAAATATTTGGAATGGTTACATGGATATAAACTACTACATATTATACGTAACCCTTTTGATCGGTTTATTTCACGAGCATATGCTGACAAAACAGGTTGGAAATACGAACATATTCATCGACCGACTGAAAAGGTTACTATCGACTTTTGGGACTTTTATCACTGGAAGGAAAACGAAGATTTCCTCCAACCTAAATTAGAAACCATATTAAAACTGCATGGAAATTATGAACTTGTTCCTTATGAAACACTTGGCAGATATTTTGACTCCACTGAGTTTTGGAGTGATTTGGCGTATTCAGATCTCGTAAACAACTACCACGAACTACGTGAAATGATTACGCCATTAGTGTAACGGTAACATAACTGATTCCAAACCAGTTGATGTGGGTTCGATTCCTACATGGCGTGCCACAAAAAAAATAACTT